TCAATTCGGCCAAAGTTTGTTCTAGCCAGTTCTCACATTTGAAGAATGTGCTTATGCTGTTCGTTGGCGGACACACTAAAATTTTCTTTCCATTTTTGTGATAAGGCCTGATGTCGTATGGGAACGTTGCTTTGAACCTGTCATCTGGACGTTCGTCGATAAAATTTTTCACGTGATCATTTTTAACAATCCTCAAAAAATAAGGCTGTTGTCTGCTGATCCCCCAATAAGGTCTGTCCATGTAATAAAAATCTATATTATTTTTTTGACAGTGTTGGTATACTAGGTTTGTTCCTCTTAATATTCCAAAGAGCCAGACTTTTGTTGCATCCTTCTTGCTCAACACCTGTTCATAGGTTAGTATTTGCGATCCTGGAATTCCTTTGTGTGCAAATTCTATATATTTTTCAGTGACTTGCCTCGATGTTTTGCTGAGATATATCATTAGTCTATGTGCTTCATTAAATCAGCAATATCTATTTTAAAGTGTATTAGATCTGTAAGCCTTTTTATGCCTTTTGGTTTTTTGTTTTTTTCTAACGGGATAGGTACTGTGTCCGCAAGATATAATTTGTGTTGTAGTCCCAGATGATGAGATAATAACGGATAAACTTTTTTGTGTATCATTTTTGGATCCTGTATCTCTACGACTTTTGTTCCAGATTTACACCACAGTAGATTCACAAGTCCTGCACCATGTGCCGCAACAATGTGAGTTGCCTCAGCAAAAGTTTTCATTTGATCTTTAATTGACATTTTTTCTAACTCGACTGTTTCCCAACCTTTGAGTGCTAACATCAGTTCGTCTGAATTTGTTATTCTTCTAGTCTTAGCACCTGGACGCAGAACAACAATCTTTCTATGAGGTTGGACATCTTTTAGTCCGGTAAGTCCTTTGAAATGTCTAAGCCATTGTGCAAGGTGTGGGGTAATAACACCGTCTTTGGAATTGCTTAAACTTGGAACAAGTAAATGTTTGAATTGCCAAACTTTATTTTTTGGCATCACAACAACCTTGACATCTGGAAATAATTCTTTAATAACCCTCTCCATGTATTTGCTTTCATTGGCAAGGATGTAACAATACCGTGCAAAATTTGTCGACCACCTTTTCTCCATCAATCGGAACTTGCTGATAACGTCAATCCATATGTGCCATGGGTTGTTGACACTTGCTTCGTCTATTGGCAACCAAACGTAAGTGTATCTTTCGTGAAACTCTTGATCCACAGGACTCATAGTGATGTCTACTTCGTCCCCCCAGTCACTCCAGAGGTTGTGTGACTTCTGTGGTTTGAATTTACTCTGATGAGTCAAACCCCACACGTAACTGGTTATCAATTTATTTTCCATGGTAGTCAGTATAGGTGCACTGTGTATCTTACAGTTATGAAATTCGGCAACAAAAGTTGGTAAACTTGTGAAATGAGGATCGATATCCTCATGGTAAGGAACTGTGTAGTTGTAACTGCTGTCAACAGTTTCCCACCTATCTAAGAAATACTTGATTGAATCTATGTTCTTCATGTTGCTATTTGCCTATAACTATACTATAATTATTGAGCTATGCCTAGTAAACTATTCATTAATGGCTGTTCTTTTTTAACTTACAGACCTAGAGACAATGTCAACACCCACTGTGGTCTTGAATTGGCAAAACTTTTAGACTATGATGTTGAAGTAAATCTGGCCAACGGGGGCAGAGGATCGAAGAGATTGATGTGGACCACAAGGGTTTGGTGTGAGAAATTTCCAGAACTTGCAGAAAAATGTTTTTTCTTAATTGGATCTAGTGGTGGTAATAGATTTGATTATCCAACCAATGACGGTTATAAAAAACATAAGTTCCCCACAATGGAAACAACTTGGAAAACCTGGGATCCAAACAGAGATAGTCACACAACAAGTTTTATAAAATATCTTTTTGGATTAGGAGCAGACTTAGATCAGATGACACAGGTTGAATCAATATTAGGATTGTTAGATTTGCAAGACTACTTTCAAAACAAAGGATATCCATATGTGTTTTATAACACACTGTCAGATGCTAAAATTACGAATCCTGATGTACAATTATTGTTTGATAAGATAGATAAGAAAAGATTTTTTAAACCAGAGACAAGTCATTTGGATTATACAGTTGCTAACGGTCAACAATGTAAAGATGGAGATCCACACCCTAACGAACAAGGTCATAAAGACTGGGCAAAACAATTAAAAGAGTTTATAGATGCTAACAATTTACGCACCATTTAATAATAAGAACAGCAAAGCATACGAAGTGTTTGACGGTGTGCAGAAGTCTTGGCCCGAACAAACAAAATTGCTAGACAATCAAACAGAGATAGAACCTGTTGCAAACAGTATGTTCTGGGGATTTGTTGGCAACAATAAGGCAATGGTTAAAAAACTTGAAGCACGAAAGCATCAGTTTTGGTTTACAGATACTCCGTATTTTGGAAGATTTGATAACAATAATTTAAAACCTGACAACCATTATTGGCGTATTTGTAAAAATAAAATTCATGCATCGTATATAAAGATGTGTAAGTCAGATAGATTTGATAAATTTGGAATTAAAATTAAAGCACCTAACTTTAAAGGCAGTTACGTATTAGTGTGTCCTAGTTCGGCGGGTATACACGATTATTTAGATAAACCAAAGTGGACAAATGATATTGTAGAACAAATTAAAAGATACACAGACAGGCCAATAAAAATTCGACACAAGCCACGGGGCAGGGGAACATCAGGACCAAGTGAGGCAACAGTTCCCCTATCCGAGGATCTTAAAGACGCTTGGGTATGTGTAACAAGTTGTTCTATTGCGGCCGTAGAAGCACAGTGTATGGGCATACCTGTCATATGTGATGAGAAAAGTTTTGCCAAAGAAGTTGGAGGACAAGAACTTGCAGACATTGAAAATCCTTACTTTGTTGGTTGTGAGGATTGGCTGTACAGTCTGGCCTATCAACAATTCACACCAGAAGAGATTGAGAATGGAAAAGCAGTAGAGATATTGATGGACAAAGGAATACTATGAACATAGAAAAGGTAAACGGTTTTTGGGTTCCGAGCAACGACATACACATAGAAGAATGGAAGTCTGGCAAACCTTTTACTCAAAATAAATGTTTGAATAAGTTTTTAAAGTACTGTCAAATACAGAGTAAAAAAATGAAAACTGTAATAGATGTGGGTGCATGGTGTGGTACATGGGCAAAAGCAATTGAGCCATTTGCTAAGAAAGTGATTGCATTTGAGCCTGACAAAACACATTTTACATGTTTACAACGTAATTGTACTATTAATTGTGATCCGAGAATGGAGGCAGTTGGATCAGAAATAAAAACTATTTCGTTGACTGATGATGATTTCACTCAGGCAAAAAGGATAGACAAGCAAGGTAGTATTAGAATGATCACTCTAGATCACATGAATTATCTAGATGTAGATATGATAAAGATTGATGTAGAAGGATATGAAATGGAAGTACTTAAAGGTGCAACAAAAACCCTAGAGGGCATTGATTATCTGATGATAGAATTAAACAACAATACAAAAAAATACGGCAGTAGTAATGTTGAAATTGAAAAATACATAAGTTCGCTAGGATTCAAGGTACTCATGGAACACTGGCCGGACAAAGTTTTCTACCGTGCATAACTTAAATTAAATACCCAAAATGAAAATTTTTATTACAGGTGTCGCAGGATTTTTAGGTTCTCACCTTGCAGATTTAATGATATCAGAAGGTCATACAGTGGCCGGTAATGATAACATGATTGGTGGATATACAGACAATGTCCCCCAAAATGTAGAGTTCCATCAAGTGGACTGTTGCGACTTGGAAAACATGACCAAAGCCATGGAAGGCTGTGACATAGTTTATCATACTGCCGCAACGGCATACGAAGGACTGTCAGTATTTTCTCCTGTGCTTGTTACGAGAAATATATTCGAAGCGTCAGTTACAACTATCACAGCGGCAATAAGAAACAAAGTCAAACGTATTGTGTATTGTTCAAGTATGGCAAGGTATGGACATCATGATGAGATGCCTTACAAAGAAACTTACGAATGTCGTCCCCAAGACCCATATGGTATTGCAAAGAAAGCCGGGGAAGATGTGCTTAAAAATTTATGTGAAACACATGGAGTAGAGTACGTGGTTGCCGTGCCACACAATATTGTTGGGCCAAGACAGAAGTACGATGATCCGTTTAGGAACGTTATGTCTATCATGTTGAACAGAATGTTACAAGGTAAGCAACCAATCATATACGGAGACGGCAAACAGCAAAGATGTTTTAGTTACATAGACGATTGTTTGTATTGTTTGAATGCACTTGCGTTTCAAGACAACGTAGTTGGAGAGGTTATTAACATAGGACCAGACGAAGAACCTATAACAATCAATGAGTTAGCGGAGGCCTGTGCAAACGAAACAGGACTAAACTTAGATCCTATACATCACAAAGACAGACCAAAAGAAGTCAAACTAGCAGTGTGCTCATCAGACAAAGCAAGAGATTTACTAGGTTACAGCACAGCAACGAACATGCGTCAGTCAGTTAAGAAGACAGCAGAATACATAAGAACCAGAGGTACAAAAAAGTTTCAATATCATTTGCCATTAGAAATCATTAATGACCAGACTCCGGATACTTGGAAGAAAAAATTGATATGATTTCTTTTTGTTGTCCATCGAGAGGCAGGCCTGAACTAGCAAAAAGATTAGTCGATACTGCTACTGCAACACAAAAACACAACACAGAATTTTTATTTTATCTCAATGACGATGATGAGAAATTGGAAGAGTACCGAGATTTACTAGATGAGAAACATTATACAGTTGGTCCAAATCAATCCACTTGTTACAGTTGGAATTTGATGTGTGAGAAAGCATCACATGACATTGTAATGTTAATGGGTGATGATGTGCAAGTAAAAACAAAGAACTGGGATCAATTAATTGCAGATGAAATTAACAGGTACGATGACAAGATATTAATGGTTGTACCATGGGATGGTAAAAATAAAAACAAGCATTTAGGCAATGAACCCAGGTTATGGCCAGATGAACCTTTGCCGGCGGCACATTTTGCAGTGCATAAAAATTGGACAAACACCTTAGGTTACCTTGCTCCGATTTTCTTTTGGCACTGGCATGTTGACTCTTACACGCAAAAGGTTGCACGGAAACTAAACAGGTGCATGTATCTACCCACAGTAGAATTTAAAACGAAAAAAATACTAGACGACAACGCTGGCAAACAAATACGAAAAAATTTAAATATCGCTCAAAGAGATGAATTTGTTTGGACAAAGGTAAGATCTAGACACTTACAAGCAGATGTAAATGCTTTGAAAGATTTTATTACGAACTGAATAAATTTATAAGTTCTTTCTTCCAATCATCAGCATAGTCACAATCTCGGTAACCATCAAACCATGGGCCACCTTCTGTGTAGTGTAACACTTTTGGTGTACCGTCTCTAGGTTCTTTGTACCACCCTACTAGCCAATTGTATTCTAAAGGTAATGATCCTATTTCGTTATCATCTAGCCAACTGAACCTGTGCAGGAACTTTGGTGATTCTTCATTTAATAATTCTGGTGTTAGGATTTTGTTTTTTGGATGTTCACAGTTCCACAAAACCATGCTTGACCAGTTCTTCCTTGGATAGACTGTCTGTGTTTGTCCGTCCATTTTTGTTGTCTCTTTTGGAGTGTAGTCGTGTTGCACCACAACAACTGCTTTCGAGTTATCACAGTATTTCACAAGTTCGTGGCTTGGTATCTTCCAAAGGAAATCACAATCACAGAACACTGCCCACCCTTTGAAATCATTCATATAGGGCACGAAGAATCGAGTGAACGTAAATTCAGTTGAAGCCAACTTGTCCACTGGCCTAGTGTAAAGTCCTTGATCTCGCATCTGTTTTTGCTTAAGGGGGATAACTTCTGCTGATGGATCTCTACGCTTGATACTATGCTCACACACTTGGTATGCTATGTCTTCTCTGCTGTCGTGCCCTACGTATATTTTCATTTTCTTCCTGAAACTATTTGGTGTATGTCTTGCCAATTACTTACTCTGATTATTCCGTCATGATTAAAATCTTTATTGTATGGATGGTCTATTAATATAGGCTTTAAACCGTATTTGAGCCCGGCTACAGCGTTATCAGGCTTGTCCTCGACCCAATATAGTCCGGTGTTGTGAAATTCGGCTAATGCACTGTCTTTGTCGGCCCCTGTGCCAAGAATATGGTAATTTGTAAACACATGATCACCAAACAGTTCTCCCAGTCTTCTCTTACGTAACTGTTGTGCTGGTATGTCTGATGTCTGAGATGTTATTGGTATGAACGTCCAACCCTCGGCCGCCAACAGTTTGACCCAGGTCTGTGATTCTGGCATCGGCCTCTGTGTGCCCATCCATGCACTCCTGTTGAACTCTCTTATGTGAACTCTAATTTCTTTCTTTGTTAATCCAAATCTTTCTTCCATCCAGTATGTGTCTTCTTTGTCTGGTAGTAGCCTGTGTGGGTGGTATCTAGCACCACGTTCATCAAATAAGGTTTTTTGTAACATCCACTTGGTGAAATGGCGTTCCCATTCCAACAGTACTCCGTCTACATCTGTTAGTATTATTCTGTTATTTGATATCGGCATCTTCCATTCCTGCTACTCTCAATTTCACAATGTTTGTTATCTGCCATTGTTTTTGATCTAAACCTTTGGTGATGCCTAACCATTGATTTCTTATTAACGCAAAGTCATTTATAATTTTATCCATGTCTACAACATCGTCCTCGCCGTCGACATATTTTTCAGCATCTCTGCTTGATAATGCTCTGTTATAATTTTCTAGATATTTCCTAAAAGTTTTCGATCTTAGTCTTCTTAATTCAATATTCAAATATTCTAAAATTGCTTCTAGTTGTTGCAATTGACTGAATCTTTCTTCCACTATACCCGGCAATGCGGCACTGGCACGTTCTAGGTTGCCGTATATCTTGCATTGTTTTTTAGCCTCTAACAACTCTTTGTCAAAGTACGCAACACAGTCTGGGATTTTATCTAAATTTCTGCTTACTTCGTTGTACCAGTTTATCATTCATCAGCATCGCCGTATCCCATGTCATCGGAGTCATCGTCCTCGAACACAGTATTAACGGCTTCCTCTAGTTTAGGATCGAGCTCTGCAGATCCTTTTAGTACGTCATGCTCTACACCTATGTCTTCTAAACTTTTAATAAAGTCAATAGCACAGTCTAGTTTCTGTCTTTCAGGAACATAATGCACGATAGAGTTCCATAATCTTTCAATATCGGCGTGATCAAAGTCTATCATTATTTTTATTTTTTAGTTTTCTTTGTTTCTACTTCGATAGGGGCATCGGTATCTTCCATTTCAGCGGGTGCTTCTTCTTTGAACTCTGCCATTATCATATCTAATTTATCACCAGTCCATGCTTTTCTGAAGTCTATGTGTTCTTTACCTGCTTTATCGATGTACTTCAGTCTGTTTCCTGTTTGTACTAATAGTCCTTTTTTCTCAAACAAGTCTACAAGTCCACTGTATGGATCCATACCAGTATCGTAAGGAATTTTTACTTGTACACCTTCGAAAGGTTTAGCATATCTTGTTTTCATAACTTTACAAGCGGCTCTGATACCTCTTACATCTGTAACTTTGTTACCTTTTTCATCCTCTTTAAGTTTTAATTTCTTCATTGCAACAACAATACTTGATGCATAGATAAATCCTTGTCCACCCGATATCTTGTCATCTGGATCAAACATATCTTGTGATGCGTATGTGTGATTGGTTGCTATAAGTCCTACATTCCAACTACCAAACATATTAACACAGTTTCTTACAAGTGCAGTTAATGCCTTGGGTTTTCTACCTAGGTCACCTTTCATGTCACCTGCTTCAAACTGATTAACGTCTGTTGGTGTAAGCATCATGCCCAAACTGTCTATAACGAATAGTACCTTAGGTGCACCTTCTTTGTTGTCTGCGTGTTGCTCTTTATAACCTTTCATGAACTCTGAAACAGTTTTTGCTACATCATCAACCATTGACATACTTAATTTTAAAAGTTTATCTTCTGATGTGTCCACCTTCAATGCTTGTAGCCACTGTTCATCTAATGCGTTCTCTGTGTCAATCAGTATAACGAAGATGCCTTGCTCTTGTGCATTTTTAATAATGTTTCCTGATGCTATGTAACTTTTGCCTGCTCCTGATTCACCTGCAAGTACAGTTACTTTGCCTAACGGAATTCCCTTGTTAAAATCACTGGTCATCAAATAGTTCAATGCGTAATTTCCTGTTGATATCCAATCAGTTGGATCACTGAATCCTATACCTAAACCTTGTATAGACTTTGTGATGCTTTTTCTAAACTTTGTTGCGTCAAATACTTTTGTCATTTTTTTAGTTCCTTTCTATTATTATATTTGCCTTACTGTCTTTTGTCAAATGTTCTATGTCGATGTCTTCTATTTTACCAATAGGCAGTAGACCAATGCCGTTTTTCTTTTCGTGGGCATCGATGTCATTGTCTTTGCACCAATCTATAAAATCTGGTTTGAATATACTTTCATTGTCTGCAAGTGCAATGATTATGTCAGCACCTATATAATGATTATTTTTCATTGCCTCGTAGTCACTTGGTAATTTATCATCGTAAAGATCCATGTAACTTTTTCCCAATTCGTTGTACGACAAATACACTTCGTTTTTTGTTGCGTGGAACTGCATCAAGTCGTATTCCTTATCGAGCAATTTTACCCGTGGCATTTTTTCCCTTTTCTTGGTCCATTGTATGGGCAACTGTTCTAGTATTTTTTTGTTTGAATTGTGTTCTAATGCGTGTACACAGAAATTTAAATCTCTTACATTTTCTTTAATTCTCATTGGTGCAATCTTCATTAGTTTAGTTGGGTTGTCAAAATCTCCGGATAGTTTTTCAAATGCTATGTGCAAGGTATTATATAAGTTTTGATCGTCCCAGTTTATTTCTTTTGGTATTTGTATAAAATCCTTTTTTAGAAAACTGTTGATATTTGCAACAGCATCAAGCAAAATGTTCTTTATCTCATCACGTGTACGTAGACTAAAGAACGATCTTATATGATCTATGTCCTCACCATCGCCAACATAAATGGATTCAATTAAGTTTTTCCATTTATGGGCGACGGTGTGATCATAAAGGTCGATACGAAATGCGGGTTTGCCGTCGATCTCGTATAACATTGTCAGATTATTTTGCTTGTCTTGATCTAATCAACTTCAAGATGTCTTCTGCTCTTTTGGCACTGTCACCTGCAGGAGCCGCCGTTGCCGGAGCCGCTTCGGGTTGTGGTGCTGGTGCACTTTCAGTTACAGGTGCCGCTGTTGGTGCCGCTTCTGCCACTGGTTGTGCTGGAGCCGATGCTGTTGGTACTGCTACCTGTGGTTTACCTTGATAAGCCACGCCTGCTGGTCTGAAGTACTGTCCATACTGTTCAAGATCATAAGCCTCACCTTCCACAGATTTAGCAAATAATTCTGCAATTATTTTAACCTCTGCTTCTGATGGTTCTTTTGGTCTGAAGTCACCTAGGTTATGTAACCCATGTGTGTCGATCGCGGCTCTTTCTGCCTCGTCCAACGGTCTTTCTCTTCTTGACCATTTTGATGTTGAGTAATCAGCATAACCACCTTTAGTAGTCTTAGTGATCCTAAAGTCTACACCTTTCAAGTAATCAGTTGGCATTTCTTCCATTTCTGGATCCATAAGTGCCCCTCTGATTATGTTGAAGATCTGAGGTCCAATTATAAATCTTCTGATTGGATTCTCTGGTGTTGAATCTTCTGCTAGTGGATTCGTTGTGACAAAACCTTGGAAGATATAACTTTTCTTCTTCCAGTATTTTCTGCCCATGTCTTCCATGCTCTTGTCTTTAAACCACGGTCTCACCTCTGTGAGTACTGGACAAGTTTTCCCATACATTTCCATGCACGGTACTTGCACTGTCACTGGTCTTGAATCAGTCTGACCTTTTATACCTGCAAAAGGTAATTTGATCATGTTTCTTTCAGTCCAGAAAAATGTGTTAGTTTCATCCTTATCCGGTAAGAACCTAACTACTGCTTCAGAACCTTCTGATATATTCCAGTGTGGGTAGATGGCGTTGTCTCCGCCTGTGTTGGAAGTGGAGCGATTCACTTCTTGAGATTTTAACTTCGCTCTTATTTCAGCCAATGATGCCATAATGTAAGCCTCCTTTATTGTGCCTATGTTTGTTTTAGTTTGCCTAAGTGTATATTAGACATATAGTACATAATATACAACTATATTTATCAGTTGTCTACTGTTATTATTGGTAATATGGAGGTTTTATTATGCTAGGTTGGCCAGCGTCTTGATTCTGTCTAGTTCCGTGTTGATCGCTTCTGCTTCCGCCTGTGCTTCTTCTGGAACTTCCATTTCTTCTTCTGAGAAGAATTCTTCAAGTGGTAATCCTGCCATCTCTATGGCATCCTTCAGTGTGTACTCGTCGTCACCAACTTTAAACTTGTCGCCTGCTTTCATGCCCGCCGCTTTGGCCTTCTGTACAGCCTGTGCAAATTGATTGCCTTCGCCTGCCATCGCTGGTTCTTTCATTAATTCTTGTTTACGCTTGATTATCGCATCTTGTGATTCTTTGTCTCTTAATTTTGTATTTGCTTGTAGGTCTTGCAATGCTTTTAATTTTTCTTTTCTGTCTTCATCGTCTCGAGGTTCTTTAGCATACTCGTTTACAGTCTCGTCCACCCATGATTCAAACGCTTCTGTTTCTTTTGCTTTGCCTTTAAGGTCTTTCTTAGGATTGAAATCTGCTGGATCCATTCTTACTTGGTCAGTGTATCCTGGCTCTGATTGCATTTTCTTGTAGTCGTCGATGTATCTCTTCGCCAACTGCACTGCTATCTTCTTGTTCTTGATGTAGTCAGGTGTTGGTTTGAATGTTGCTGAATTCTCTTGTTCCATCTCATCTGCTACTCTTGAAGCGAAGTTTGCCACTCTGTCTTCCTCGCCTGTTTTAGTCAACAGTCTTGATGCGATGTCTGACAGTATAGAACTCAACATAGTGTTCTTGTTTGTGAATTTTGTTACTTTCAACATCTTGTCTGCTGAATCGTCTTTCCTTAAAACTAATTTGCTGTCCGGATCATTAAGGAAACTCTGTACTACTGCTCCGTGATCTACTGGTGCTTGTACAGGTGCATCAATAGGCTCTGCATCTGGCTCTAATTCGTTCACTTGTTCTTCTTCTTTAGGTGCTTCTAGTTCACTCATTATCCTGTTTATAAGTGGTAGTGCGTCTTCAACTCTGTTGTCTAGATTTTTCATAGTGAACTTCTCTCTCAATTTGTTTACAGTTTCGTCGTCTAGTATTTGCTCTTCTGATGTTTTAAAATCTTTACTTGCGTTCTCGTAGTGTGATTGGTTAGAAAGGTTCTTCATGTAACCTCTTAGGTTCTCTAGTTTTAATTTTGTCTGCTCAATGATGTCACCTGCGTTGTCATTTAATTGATCTTTGTTGGTAACGTATCTTGAGAATGAATTTAATTTTGCTATGTCTTCTGAAGTTGAAACTATATGTTGTCCAAACTCGTCATGTGGTCTTCCACCATTTGCAACGTGTCTCATCATCGCTCTCGCACCTGCTAAATGAGTCAACGGATACTTGAATCTCTCACCGTCTTCGTTCTCGATGTATAGTGATTGTATCTGTCTTGATCTCGCACCTGGCACAGTCTCGTCAACCTTGCCTTTGTGTCTTATTATTAATTTTGTCTTATCCAAGTTCTCATATGAACGTTTCGCAGTGCCTGTTAGGCCTTCGTTTACACCTGCTAATTTTGTGATTCTCGCTAGTTCTTCTGACATTTCATCAGTATTTACCGTTTTGTTCGTATCTGCAAGATTTTCATAATCCTGCTTCGTTAGGTTGTTTTTTGTTATATCCCTGACATCG